TTTCCGCAGAGGACCAGGAGAACCCGAAGGTCCGCCAGTACCTGCGGTTCATAAATGAGTGGCAGCCGCGCTTCGTCGGCTCTGAAATGATGGTGGTCAACTTCACAGAAGCGTATGCGGGAACGGCGGACGCTTGGGCATACCTCGACGGCGACCTTTGGCTGCTGGATTATAAAACTGGCCGAGGCGTCTACCCGGATATGACTTTACAGTTGGCGGCCCTCCACTACGCCGAGTGGACAAACGGGCCGGAGCCCAATGAACCCGCGATGCTCATACCTTCGCCCAAGGCAACGCGCTTCGGGATACTGCACCTCCAGGACGATGATTACTCACTCATCGAATATCAAGTGACAGATGAGGATTACCAAACGTTCCTCGCGATCAAGGCGGCTCATGAGTGGACCGAGGGGCGGGCAAAGTCCGTCGTCCTCGGCAAGGTGGAAAGGACTGAGGCATGAAAGTAGTAATCACCATCGAGGTTCCGACCGGGGCGGATGTGACCTTCGCCGACTCCGAGCCGGACCCCAAGGAACTCGCAGCGGAACTCGACTCCATCGTCGCGGAACAGCCGACCGCTCCCCTCCCCGTCCAGCAGATCATTCCGCCATACCAACCCGTCACGACGACGCGCGTCAACCCGACGTGCCCCACACACCACACCTCTAAATTCGTGCCCGCCGGAACCTCAAAGAAAACCGGCAAGGCATACAAGCCATTCTGGGGCTGCACGGAGATGGACTGCAGGTGGACGCAGGACGCATGAACGTAGATACGCCGGATCGCCGCCCTAACACCGCCGGAGCCCCATCAATGAACACCCTGACGCTCGAACGTCTGGACGAGATCGCGAGCTGGTTTGAAGAGAACGAAACTTTCCAAGCGGTCATTGGGTACGCCCGCGAGCGGGCCGCGCGGGAGCGCTGCGAGGCGCTGCTGCCGAAGAAGTGGCGCCTATTGCTATCGCCCTACCACCCAACGAGTTGGGAGGTCTACGCCTACAACACAGACACACCCGAGAACTCGACCTGGGTGTATTTCGGTTCCACGCCCACCGAAGCCTACCTGGCCCTCGCAGCGGCGCTGGAGACGCGATGAACGACATGAAGGGGGACCTGTTTGAGGGCCTGTGGTATTTCTGGATCGGAGTTGGTTTGTTTTGGGGTCTGGCGCTCGGAATGAGCCTCAAATGAGCCACGCCGGGACCCTACCCACCCTCACAGACGAATTGACCCTGCCCTGCATGACCGCCAAGGAATACGCCTTCTGGTGCGGTTCGCAACGGCACGAGTCACCCTGCCGCGACTGTGAGTACGAGTGGATGGAGGGGGTTTGTTCGCCGCGCACCGTACGCCTAACACTTGAGGCTAAGGCCCGCGCGATGTGGTACCGGCGCGAGAAGGAGGGCGCGGCGTGAGAACTTACCCCTACGCAATCAAGGCCAAGCCGACTGCCTACCACGGGGTGCAGATGGCCTCCCGACTTGAGGCGCATATAGCTGAGTGGATGGATTACGGACGCCTCAAATGGAAGTACGAACCGAGCATATTCCGTTACGAGGAGGGCATGTATATCCCAGACTTCAGGGTGGGAGAGAGGACTTACATCGAAGTCAAACCGTGGCTAGATGACAGAGAAGCCAGGCACCAACTAATCGACGATTTTGCCACCAAGGTGCGTGTACTCTTCAATAGCCTTGAGGAACCGTTTTGTTGGCTAGTCTATTCGAATGGTTTTGGCCTTCTTCTGCACGGTAAAGACTCATGGGATTGGATAAGAGGATGGGTGGGCCTCTGTTGCTCCGGCCATCTTACGGTTGTTAGCGTCTGGGAGAACGCCGATGGGCGCACGCCCTCAGACCGCTGCCGGACCTGTGATGACAATATTGCCTGGCTGAAGGACTGGAAGTAACGCCGCCATGCGCATTCGCCAAGTGAAGCCCTCCTTCTGGACGGACGCCGTGATGGCAGGACTCCCCTATTCCGCCCGCCTGTTCTACATCGGATTGTGGGGACAAGCGGACGACGCTGGCTGGCTCCGATGGGATGCCTACCGGATCGGCTGCGAACTCTATGGGGGCGAGCCACGGAAGGCGCGGGAGAGACGTATTGAGGCGTGGCGCTACGAACTAGAGGGCGTCGAGCGGCTCGTTTCCCACCCCTGCGGGCACGTCGAGATACCACACCTCACCAAGCACCAACACCTCCCGGCACCCGACAGGAGAATCCACACGGAGTGGCGAGACCACCAGAAGAACTGCCTTGCTCCGCAGACAACCGCGAATAACCGCGAGGAACCGCGACCCCCCGTGACGGTAAGTAAAGGGAAAAGGGAAGGGTATGTAAAGGGTAGTGCGCGTGAACGCGCCGGAACCCAAAAGACGGAGTTCCAGGAACAGGTCGGTCCCGTTGAAGGAGTGCACCAATGAGCGACACACCTAGCACCGAGGCAGGACGGGCGCTGCTGAAAACCGAGATGGATGAACGCCTGGCCCTGGCCCCTTGGGCAAGCCGCCGACACGTCGCTGCCATCCTCGCTATCGAAGCGCAGGCCCGCGCCGCCGCCGAGCGGGAGAACGAGCGGTGTCACAACGCAATCCTCGCCCTTACTGGCGAGAACGAGCGGCTGCGCCACATCGAGGATGCCGCGCTGGACGTGGTGCGTGAACGCTTTGGGCTTGGCCTCCAAGATGCAGTAGACCATCTCAGAGCAGCCCTACAGGAGCCGACCGATGGATGACCTCCGCGCCGCGCTGGAACGGCACCAGCCGAGTGACAACGAGTTCTGCCGATGGTGCGTTGGGCTCTGGCCCTGTGACGCCAGCCGCGCCCTCGCCGCTCTCGCCGCCGCCGAGTCGCGGGTAGCGGCACTGCGATCTCTGGTGGATCAGCAAGCCGAGGACGAGGGTCTGTGGTTCGTCGCCCTAACCGCGCCGGAGGCATATCTGCAACAGGAACTCCGCAAGTTGTGCGCTGCCATTGAGAGTGACCTCCTCGCCGACCCCACCGACGCCGAACAGGGGATTGCTGGCCTCCAAAACGCGCTAACCGCGGCTGGTCAGGAGTGGGATAAGCAGGCGGCTCGTGCCGACGCGGCCGAGGCGCGTGCCGACGAAGCCGAAGTAGCGGCGCTGCTGGAGGCGCTACGTCCACTCTGCGATCCGGCGAATATCATGGAGTCGGGGGAGTGCCTCTATTGCGAGGGTGAGCCCCACGAGCGGGATGACCCCGAGAACGACTGTCCTGTAGCTGTAGCGCAACGTCTCCTCTCCGACCTCTCCGCCGCCGGAACCCAACACGACGAGCAGGTCCGCAAAGAGGCGGTCCAAGTGATGACCTGCGAACACTGGGAACAGGCCCGGTGCCCGAAGTGCAGCCATTGGTGGGGCGACCATCTGTCGGGTGAGTGCCTATGGCCCGTCTGCGAGTGCCGCGACGCCCCCCGCGACGCGCTGCTCGCGCCGGAGCCCACATGAGCACCGATAGGGATCCGGCGCTGACAGCAAGTATTGCAGAGAACCTTGCAGTTTCTAGCCGCGGCCGCACCGACCTCCGCGCCGATCTGGAACGGCAAGTGTTCGTCACTAAATACAGCACGATCCCGAAGGACGGGGCACCGACCGCTGCGATATACGGCATCCCCGCGCCACTCTACGACCAACTCCTCGCCGCTCTCACCGAAGCCGAAGCCGCAAAAGATGAGGCCGAGCACGACTACGTTGTCACACGGAACGAACTCGAATGGGCAAATCTTCGGCTGGCCGCGCTGGTCGATACAGCACGCGGTGTTCTGCCCGAAGTCATGAGCGCCGAGATTGGCGATGTCATCGGGGCTGGGGATCTGCCGATGATCGAACAGATCAAACGTCTCAATGGCAAGGCTGAGCGGTGGGTAGCTTTTCGTGCCGTCCTCGCCGACCTCGCCGCCGCCGGAACCCAACACGACGAGCGGGTACGCGCTGGGGCTATCGAAAGGGCTTCGATGGGGGCCCGGCTCGTTCGTGTGTCGCCGGAGTTCCTAGATAGGTTCGGAGCCCGGACGGAACTGGGCGACAAGATCACCGCTGTCTGGGGCGAACCGGACTCCTACGGCGTGTACGAGCCGGTGTTCACACAACACGTAGACATCTCCCCGGGCGAATTACCACCCGTTATGGATGACTCAGAGTTACGACATGGGGACCACTGGTGTGATTTCACGGTTCGTGTCTATCCCGAACTGGAGGACGGTTCGTGGACGGCCGAAGGTGCCCTCAATGCCCGGCTGCGTCGCCGGAGGACAAACGATCCCCGAGGCCCTGATCCAACTGGCCGATGCGGTCGAGGCGTGGATGGAGGCCGATGAATGAAGCGCCGGAACCCTATCAAACCATCTACAGGAGCCGACCGATGACTGACTACGACTGGACCAACGTCGAGGCCGCCTGGCACCACTGGCACCACGGTGTCTGCCTGAGCCCCGAGACGCCGGAGAGTGCCGCCCGCCGTTTGCACGATATCAACACCGTCAAGCCGGAGAGCGAGCGTCCCGAGCGCTTGCTGCGCTTCAGGCCCGCCGATCTTTCGTCCATCCCGGATTTGGCCAAGGCCTACGCCGCCTGGAACAAGGCCGACGCCGCCTGGACCAAGGCCGACGCTGCCAGGAGGCAGGCCTACGCCGCCGGGACCAAGGCCAACGCCGCCTGGGCCAAGGCCTACGCCGCCTGGAACAAGGCCGACGCCGCCGGGACCAAGGCCAACGCCGCCAGGAGGCAGGCCTACGCCGCCTGGAACAAGGCCGACGCCGCCTGGGCCAAGGCCTACGCCGCCTGGAACAAGGCCGACGCCGCCCGGACCAAGGCCGACGCTGCCAGGAGGCAGGCCTACGCCGCCGGGACCAAGGCCTACGCCGCCAACTACCCCGCAATCCTGGCCCTTCACGCCGAACAATGTGGCTGTCGCTGGACGCCGGAGAGCCCCTCGATCTTCGAGAACGACCATGAATGATGATCTTCTCGCCGCGCTGCTCGCGCCGGAGCCCAAGGAGACGACGAAGGCAACCCTTCCGCTATTGGACGGTACCCACATCGCCACCCCCGAGGCACGACCCGGAACGATGGACATCGCTCCACCGTTGGACGAGAAAACGCCCACATGAGCACCGAGCGCGCCGCCCACTCCCGAGCCGACAAGCTGCCGGCGCTGTCTGAAGCCAACTTCCAGCGGCAGGTACTCGACCTGGCGCGTATCCTCGGTTGGTCCGCTCATGGGATGGTACAATACACATACGATGCCACCACGCTTCACCCCACTTGCGACCCGCTTCTGGCCGAAGGTTCAGAAGGGCGATTGCTGGCTATGGACAGGGTTCGTCGACAAGGCGGGCTATGGTCGGATTGGCGCTGGCGGCCGGGGCGGCGTCGTGCTCTATACCCACCGGCTGGCCTACGAGTTTGTGGTAGGCCCGATCCCCGACGGTCTGCATCTGGACCATCTTTGCCGCGTGACCGCCTGCTGCAATCCAGCGCACCTCGAACCAGTGACAGGCGCGGAAAACGTGCGACGGCAACCACATCGGCTGCGGTGCCAGCATGACCGGACGAACCTTCAGTTCAAGCGCGATGGGACGCTCGCATACTGCCGATCCTGTCGGGACGGGCAACGTCGCCGGCGCTACCGGGAGGATGCGGGCTACCGCACGGCACTCCTCACTGACCAAGCTGCCCGCTATCACCGAACGCGACTTTCAGAGGCAGGTCACTGATCTAGCGAAGCTGTTCGGTTGGGCTCTGTATCACCCGATGCTCTCCAAGTGGAGCGAACGCGGCTGGCCGGATCTCGCGTTGTGCCGACCGCCGCGGCTCGTCTTCATCGAGCTCAAGCGCGAGAACGGCAAGACGACGCCGCATCAGGACCGCTGGCTCTCGATGCTCCACGCCTGTCCGGGCGTCGAGACGCATCTCTTCCGGCCCAGCGAACTGCCTCAGATTGCCGAGCTTCTCAGGTGAGCCAACCCCAGGACTTGCGCTGTCGAATGAGGCCGACGTTGCTTCGACTCACGCCAAATCGCGCGGCAACCTCGTCAAGCGTTCCGCTCGCTGCTCGGATGGCGCGGACATGAGCCTCCGTCAGCTTGGCGTTGTGGTGCTGCTCGCCGCGCGGCGTCTGCAATCCCCGGTCGCGCCGCACTCGGCGCCGGCGGGCCGCGTCGAAGCTGTTCCTACACAGCCGACAGAGACGGGCTCCCGCCGCGTTGATGACCAGATTGTTGGCATCAGCGTAGGGGTGTCCATTCCGGCAGGAAGTCTTGAGCGCGAAGGCGCGTCTGACATTCTCCTGGTGGGTCACCGGCTCCAGATGAGCCGGGTTGACGCACGTTCGGACACGACAAAGATGGTCCAGTTCGAGGCCTTCCGGCACCAGCCCGACGATGAGTTCATAGGCCAGGATGTGAGCCTTGACCATGCGGCCTTGGTATCGCAGCGCGCCATAGCCACCGCGATCGGTATGGCCGGTCCAGATCCAACAACCGTTGGACTTGGCCACCGATCGCCAGAAGCTCTCGGGTGTGTGAAGAGGTGGCATGCCACCCATTATAGCACCCTCTTCCGGCCGTCCGACTTCGACCGTATCGCGGCGGTGCTGCGATGAGCAAGATCAGCGACCAGCCCGCCCCGGTCCTTACCGCTGGCCCCCCGATCTGGGAGCTGGTCATCGCCGACATGGTCGAACGCGACCAGGTTGGCCGTCTGCGTTACGGCACACCGCTGCAGGCCCACAACGGGCGCGATGCCCTGGTGGACGCCTACCAGGAAGCGCTCGACCTGGTCGTCTACCTGCGCCAGGCGATCGAGGAGCGAGCCCGCCCAACGGCCGATGCGCTCGATGCAGCGATCGGAGGCAAGTGATGGCTGAACTCAACCGCCGCGCCATCCTTGATGCCTTGGGCGTCACCGAAGACGACATGGCTGAGTTAGATCGGGTTGAGGCCCGCAACGGCTATACGGCCGCGAAGGCCGGAGCCGACGCGGAACGTGCGGCATTCCTCGTTTTACTGCGTGAGCGCGCTGGACGAAGCGATTGGAGGACGATGATGGACGACCGGAAAGCCCAACTGATCGGCGACTTGCGGGGGCAGGCCCTCGCCATGCTTCCTCCAGCCCCCGACTCTCTCGATGCCGCATGGGCCGAGGCCGAGGCAGCGATCAAGGCCATGCCCGACCGGGACTGGTCTTTCGCCGTTACCTGGTGGGGCCCCGATGACTGCATCGCCACCGCCTCAAATGCCCGGCTCAGGAAACGGGGTTCGCGCATGGTTCAAACCGAGCCGATGGCCCCTGCCGCCGCCCTCCACGCCCTAGCCGCGAAGCTGCGCAAGACGGGAGGCGGATGATGCAGCTAGTTACGATCCACGTGCCGCCGTTGCCGTTCACGCCCCAGACTGGCTGGCATCGGCACACGGAACGCTTCGAGACGCCAGAAGGCCATCAGGTCGATCTGTCCTACGAACACGACGATGCGGACCCACTGGCGATCCATGTCTTCATCGATGCGGCGGATATGGCGGTCGGTACCTATAACGCCCGGATGGTCGCTGACGCGCTCTATCTCCACGCCTGGGATACACATGGCCAACCGGCCGCGAAGTTGCGAGGCGAATGATGGCAAAGATGCCCGACGATGTTCTCGATGCTTTCCGGGCCGGGCGGTGATTCGGGGAGTATTTCCAACTCTAACACCCGCCTCATGGATGGTGCCACTCATCGCGAAATCGGCGTGCTGGAGGTGCTGGACGTGACTCAGCGCCGGGGCGTTGCGGGAAGTTCTGCGGACGGGGCGGCATGAGCCGTCCGCCCACCGCCCGCGAGCTCCAGGTCTTCGCCGCCTGTCTGCGCCATCGATCGCAGAAGCTGGCGGGTTACGAGCTCGGGATCAGTCAGCAGACGGTGAAGAACCACTGCCAGAACCTGTACCGCAAGCTCGATGTGGACTGTGCCAGCCAGGCTGCTGAGGTGCTCGGCTGGCTGATCGTGCCTAACACTTCGGGAGGATAGCTGCCAGGGGCTAACCACAGCTACCCTCAGGAGCTGTGAAAGGCGTTCCGTCCGCGTCGACTGACAGCCCATGCGGTTCCGCCCGTGTGGTCGCGGGCGTGAACGCCCTTTCACTTTCCCCTGAACTCCTCTCCTCCCTCCGGCACGGCCCGGGCACGAGTGACGGCGTGCCCGGCGCGTCCTCTCGATCGGAGGTCTCCCCATGTTCTGCCTCTGGTGCTTCACCTGGTACGCCGGCGACCACGAATGCGAATGGACCTGATGGGCCCATTGAGGCGCGCCCTGGCTGGCGCGGCGCTGCTGGCGACTGTCGGGTTCGGGTCCACGGCTCTGGCTACACCACCCTCGAACCCATCCCCTGGTATGGCGACCTCACTTACTTCTGCAACGGCTGCCAGTGCTACCACGCCGGACCTCGCTGCCCCGACGCTATTGGTCCTGTTGCCAGCGGTGGTAGTCCAGCCGCCTCGCCCGAACCGCATCGCCCCGGACCCGCCGGAGACGGTAGCCGACGCCCAGGCCTGGGCGCTGGCGACGCTCTCGGCGAACGACTACACCGCGTTGTACTGGATCGTCTGGTCCGAGAGCAAGTGGGACCCGGCCGCGGTCAACCGGCGCTCCGGCGCGTGTGGGCTCGGGCAGTTCTGGCCGTGCTCCAAGATGTCCGCCACGCTGCCGGACTGGCGAGTCGAGCCCATCGAGCAGCTGCAGTTCTACGTCATCCCCTACGCCCGCCACAAGTACGGCAGCCTGTCGGCAGCCTGGGCGTTCTGGGCCGCCCATGGCCGGTGGTAGGCCGGTGATTGAGATGGACGTCCGTTACTTCGAGCAGATCGTGTGCGGCGTATGCCGCGGCGCCGGGCGCTGGCACCTCTCCACGAGCGAGCCTTGCTGGAGCCCCATCCTCTGCCCTCGTGGGCCGGATGACCACATGCTGTGTCTCTACTGCCACGGAAGGACGCGCGTAGACCCGCCGCCTCCACCGCCCCCGCTGGAATCTCCCTTGGAGTCCCCGGAATGACCCCCACACAGACTGACATCCTCCTGGGCCGGATCGACAAGGTGGGCGACGACCTTCTCGCCGACATGGGCCGCCGCTTCGAGGATGTCAAGGAAGACTTCCGGGGCGTGAACAAGAGGCTGGACGTCGTAGACAGCCGGATCGGCACGGTCGAGACGACACAGGCGATCGCTAAGGCGCTCGTCGTTGCCGCCAAAGAGGTCGCCGACGCCAGGTCGGATGACGTCGGGCGGCACGTCCTGACGTACCGCTTCAAGGTCGGCATCGCGATTGCGGCGCTCGGCGGGGCCGGAGTCCTCGCCCAGGCCGTCCTCCCGATCGTCGCCCAAGTTCTGGCGCGCCGATGAACGACTTGCTGTTCATCGCCGCTTGCTTCGGCGGCGCCTTCCTCATCTGCTTGCTGGGCCTCGTCTACATCGAGGTCCAGGACCGTCGCGAAGCCGCGCAGATGCGCGACGCGCTCGGCGTGTGGCACGACTCGACCTCCGGCGACCTCATCGACGCGGAGCAGGAGATCGAAGCGACGCACACGGAGACGAAGCCATGAGCCTACTGCGCCGGTTCCGTTGCTGGTGGTTCGGCCATCGTCCCGAGCCAGTCGATCCGAGCGATTTGCATCCGCAGGCATGGTGCCCCCGCTGCCAGAGGGAAGTGACCTGGTGAGCCGCCTGTACGCGGGCCAGTGGCGCGTCCTCGTCGTCTGGGACGCCGAATCGGGCGAGGAGTTCATCTGGACGGAACCCGACACGTACTTCGAGTGCGAGAAGGTCTGCTTCATGCTCGGCCTGTCCGTCCCCTTTGAGGGCCACCGCGTCAAGCGGGCGCTGATCGTGCCGGTGGCGCAATGAGCCCGGTCCTGGTCACCGACGCCACCTACTTCGCGCCATACGACGATGTGTCGGACGTCCTGGTCAGTCTGGCGAAATCCGCAACCACCAGCATCCACCTGGACATCTACGGTCTGACCTTTGGCCCACTCATCGACGCCCTGATCGAGCGCGACGCCGCTGGCGTCCACGTCAACATCGTGGCCGACCACAGCCAGGCGATGGGGACGACCGAGAAGCCGCAACTTCAGCGGCTGTGCGACGCCGGGATCGATCTCCTAGTCGGCGTGTCGGCGCGGGGCGGGATCGACCACTCCAAGTACATCGTGGTCGACGGCGAGCTCGGCGCGGCCGATCCGGCGTCCTGTGTTGGTTTCGGCTCGTTCAACTTCAGCCTGTCAGCCGAGAGTCAGGACAACACCTTCAGCGTTCGCAGCGATGCTGGGCTCGTTTCTGCCTTCCTCGCCAACTGGCAACGCGTGCATGACGACGCGGCCGGTAGGCACCCCGAGTGGCAGCCCATCCCCTCCACCAACGCGAGCGGCGTGCTCGCACTGAGGCTCCCATGACCAGACTCTGCACTCACCCCGACCACCTGCAGTACGGCCTCGGCCATATCCCCGGGCCGCCCCTGGCCGTCGAATACGCGGCCGTCCCCGTCGCGCTACCGGCCACCTACGCCCGGACGGTTCAGGCCCCGGTCCTCAATCAGAGCTCGACCCCTCAGTGCGAGGGTTACACCGCCGTCACCGGCCGGCGGATCACGCAGCCCCCGGTCGGCCAGGATGGTTTCGACCCCGGCGACATCTTTCGTCTCGGAGGCGGCGGATCAGGCGGCGCCACCACCGCGGGCATCGAAGCAGCGCTCCTGAGCCCCGGCGCTCTCTGTACGACGGGCCCCGACGCCAGCCAGCGCAAGCCGGTCGCCTCCTGCCAGAACATCTCGACCCTGGTCGGCCTCAAGTCGGCCCTCATGGCGGAGCAGTTCGTCGGGCTGGCGGTCGCTTGGGACGAGTCCTGGTTCAACCCGCGTAGCAACGGTGTTCTGCCGCCTCGGTCGGGCGTCCTGGCGGGCTACCACATCTTCGACGTTTGGGGCTGGAGCGATGACGGCACCCTGCCAGTCGGCGCCCCCCCCGGCGTTCCCGCCCCAGGAGTCCCCGCTGTCGGCGGTCAGAACTCCTGGGGCACCGGCTGGGGCAAGGGCGGTTTCTTCTGGCTCCCCTACTCCATGCTCGAAAGTCCGCTCTCCGCCTACACCCAGATCGCCAAGCTCCTGCCCGTCTCGGAGGTTACCGTGCAGCTTCTACCCAAACCCGTCCGCATCTTCGATGGTCCGCTCCCCGCCAAGGTGACCGAGATCCTCACCGTCGCCGGAGCCTTCGGCATCCCCGCAACAGCCACCGGCATCGTCGCTATCGTCCGCGCCGTGCTCCCGGGCGCTGCAGGCTGGGTCTATGTCGGCCCGGACCAGGGCGGCGTGCCCTCAACGTCGACGCTCGACTACAACGCCGGCCAGATCCAGGACGGCTTCCCGACCGCCCTGCTGACCAACGGCAAGCTCACCGTCTACTCCATCCAGCCCCTCGCCCGCTTCGTCATCGACGTAACGGGCTTCCTCACCCCATAGGAGGCGCCGTGAGCCTCGTAACGCTTCTGGTCGTCGTGCTCATCATCCTCATCATCGTGAAGCTGGTCTAGGAGACAACACATGGCAAAGATCATCGCCGCCATCATCAACGCGTGGAATGCGCTGCCCACATGGGCGCGCAAGGCCGCCCGGGACGCGGTGCTCGGCGCCATCGCCGCGGTCGCGGTGCTGAACCTCGGCATCCCCGGCTCTCTGGATCAGGCGAAGGCCGAAGCGCTCACGGCCATCACCGCGGCCGCTCTCGCCGTCCTCGCCATCATCCGGGTCGAGGTCCTGCCGCCGCTGCTCGCTTGGATCCTTGCGCAGCTCGGCCTGGTCTACACCGCCCGGGTCGGTACCAAGCCCCCCCAGCTCGTCAAGGGCTGAATCATGCTGGCCGCCCGCGCTGCTGCGCACCTTGATACGACTCCCAGGGAGTCGCGTGCCCCCATGGCGGCCCCGGGCTCCGCAGCCGGTCATCTGCGGCCATTCTCAACTTGTGGGCACGCCAATGGCTGAGATTCACATCACACTCGACACCCGGCTGAGGTCCTGACCTGCCACGACTGCGGCCGTCAGCTGGTCCGGCCTCACGGCAACGAAGCCGAGTCGTGGGTCTGCCCGCAGGTCCACGGTCATCCGGACTCGCAGAAACTGGCCGCAGGCGCCCGCGCTCGAATGCGGAGAGAAAGCGATGAACGATCCGATCGATCTCGCCATGAAGCGAGCCGCAGAACCGAGACCCGAGGCGCGGATCCAGGGTCAGATGCCCTTGCCGTCCGGCAAGATCGCCTTCATCAACGTTCCCCGGCCGCTCTCGGCCGAGGATGCGCTCGTGATGATCGGCGAGATCGCGAAGCTGCCCGCCATGACCATCGAGCAGACCCCCGAGCAGCAGGCCCGCAGCCGCCTCGTCCTGCCAAGTTAGGAGAAGAAGAGATGGCTAGACGATCTTCGACCAGGGCCAGCGGTCCCAAGAGGGCCACCGCCAAACGGGCTGTTCCAACCGAGAAGGTGCAGCAGCAGGCTGTGCCGGAGTTCCAGTACCCGGCAGGCCGTCATGTGCTGATAGGTGGTCCGCGCGACGGTCAGGAAGTGGCCGTGGACGTCGAGGTAGTTCGGTACGGCTCCGGCGCCTACCTGCGGAACAAGGACGGGAACTTCGAGTTCACGCCGGGCGCGTAGGTGTTGCCGTGCGCCTCTGCCTGGGCCTTCCCGATCGGGCCTGCACCTCCGGCCGGAACGGGGGGTCGGCTCTCAGCTCTGACTCGCGTTGCGCCGATTGCCGGCGCGAGATGGAACGTCGCCGCGGATCCGCGGCGACGCGCGGCTATGGCCGCCCTCATCAGGCCGAACGCGAACGATGGCGTTTCGACGTCGAGGCGGGTCTCGTGAACTGCGCTCGCTGCGGTAGGCCGATCGAAGCCGGCGAGTTCTGGGATCTCGGTCACATCGCCGACCGAACCGACTGGACGGGCCCTGAGCATCGCCGTTGCAACCGGGCCGCGCCGGGCCTTGCCCGGGTACGGGGGGCAGCTTGATGCCTCGCGGCGGAGCTCGCGTCCGGTCCGGCCCGCCTCCGGATCCGAATGCCCTGCGTCGGGAGCGCGATGCTGACCAGTGGGACCATCTGCCGGAGGGCGGCCGCCAGAGCGATCCGCCGCCCTGGCCGCTGGCTAAGCCAACGGTGCGCGAGAAGACCCTGTGGGCGCGCGAGTGGCAACGGCCCCAGGCGGTCATGTGGGAGCGCGAACACCTCGAGGAAGAGGTCGCCGTCTACGTCCGGGCGATGTATCGGTTCGAGGGGCCCAAGCACCAGGCCGCCGACGGCACGCTGATGCGGATGCTCGCCGACGATCTCGGCATCTCCATGTCGGGCCTGGCGAAGCATCGCTGGATCATTGGCGGCGCTGGGGCCTCTGCGCCGGCGGCCGCTCCGCGCAAGATGGCAGCCGGCTCGGCGCGAGAGAGATTCGGGGTCATCGATGGAGGCGCCTGAGGCCCGCACGATGTGGGTCGCCCTCGACTGGGTCGAGGCGCATTGCATCGTGCCCGACGGCTTCCGCCGCGGTGCTCCCTTCCGGCTCTATCACTACCAGGGCCGCTATCTGGCGAACTTCTATCTCATCCGTGGCGATGCGCGCTGGATCCCGGATAACCCGCTCTTGGGCTCGGCGTTCGTCTACCGCCGGGGCCTTCTCATCGCGCCGCAAAAGGCGGGGAAAAATCCCCTGATCGCCACCCAGGTCTGTCTCGAGGGCGTCGGGCCGTCGGTCTTCGCGGGCTTTGCCGGCAAGGACGAAGGCTATGTGTGTGCCGACCACGGCTGCCATTGCGGTTGGGAACGGCGATACGAGCCCGGCGAGCCGATGGGCATGCCCCGGCCGACGCCGCTCATCCAGATCACCGGGTTTTCCGAAGACAGCACCGGCAACACCTACGACGCCCTCCGGCCGATGATCGATCTCGGGCCGCTGCACGACCTGATCCCGCACACCGGCGAGGACTTCATCCGGCTGCCCGACCTCTATGGCCTGGGCTTCGATCTCGACACCGCGTGCCGAATCGACACCGTCACGAGCTCGGCCCAGAGCCGCCTTGGCCAGCGCGCGACCTTCATCCCGCAGGACCAGCTCGAGCTCTGGACCGCCTCCAATAAGATGACCAAGCTCGCCGACACCCAGTACCGCAACCTGGCCGGCATGGACGGGCGGGCGAGCCTCACCGCGAACGCCTACGACCCCGCGCAACATTCGATCGCCCAGCGCGAGTTCACGAGCCCCGATACCGACGTTTACCGCCAGTTCATCCAGCCACCGGCGAACCTCTCGTATGGCGACAAGCGCGAGCGCCACAAGATCCACCGGATCGTCTACGAGCCCGACACCCTCCGCGAGAACGGCGGCCACGTCACTCTCGACTCGATCGAAGCCGAGGCGGCGTCAATGGCCGAGCACGATCCGGCCCAGGCGGCGCGCTTCTTCGGGAACATCCTGACCGCCGGGTCCGGAGCGGCCGTCGACGCCGAGAGCTATGACCGTCTGGTCCGGCTGCCGCCCTTCCCACCGATCCTGGTCGAGGGCTTCACCATCTTCGCGCCACCCGAAGGCATCCGGATCGGCGCCGGCTTCGACGGGTCGATCTCGGAGGACTCCACGGTCCTGCGCGGTTGCACGGCCGATGGCTACCGCTTCGTGATCGGGCAATGGGATCGGCCGATCGGCGACGAGATGACGCGCTGGCGCGATGCGCATCCCGGCCGCAATTGGAGCGTCCCGCGGCGCGAGGTCAACGAGCGCGTGGCCTGGATGTTCGGGTACTTCGATGTCGGTCGATTCATGTATGACCCGCCGAAGTGGCGCACCGAGGGCGAGACCTGGCAGGCGACCTACGGCGACGAGATCGTGATCGAGTTCCCGACCTACATCAGCCACCGCTTCGCGCCCGCCGTCGATCGCTGGCTCACCGATCTCAATGAGGGCAGCTACAGCCACGACGGCAACGGCGCCCACATCAAGGCCGCGGCGCTCCGCAAGGTCCGGGGCACCGATGACCCGAACGACAACCGGACCTACTACGTGCTCGTGAAGGGCGACGACCGCGACAAGATCGACGGGGCGATCGCCGACGTCCTGGCGTCAGAGGCCGCGGCCACGATGCCCGAGAAGCTCGAGGACGATCTGGTCTCGATCTGGGACCGCGAACCCGACCGCAGCATCTTCCTGCGGCCGCCCGACACCGACGAGGCCGGCTCGGTCGGGGAGCCCGAGCCCACGGCCGAGCCGATCACCGAGCCCGAGTTAGCCCGCAACCGTAGCAAGAGCCTCAGCCTGAGCCAGAGCGGGGGCCGGCGATGATCGGGCGACCGGTTCCGACGCTCTCCGACGCAGACGTGCGCCGCGGCCTGGTCCTCTTCCTCAGCCTAGTCATCCTGGCCGCAGGCGTCCTGATCGAGTTCGGGGCCGGATGGGCCTTCATCGTGCCTGGTGCCGTCCTCGTCGCGGCTTCGCTCGGCCTTAGCTTCAGGAGGGGCAAGCCATGAGCCTCATCACTCGCGCAGTCGCTGAGGTCGGCCGCGTCTTCGCCGACGTCGCCCCGACGATGCTCAATCCGCTCGACGATCGCAACTACGACACGTGGGCGGGCGGCGGCATGGTCGGTAACGTCGTCGTCAGTCCCGAGACGGCTCTGGGCATCTCCGCGTTCTGGCGCGCCGTCGAGCTGCTCTCCTCGACGACCGCCAAGCTGCCGCTCGTCATCTACCGCAACCGGCCCGACGGCGGCAGCGACCCCTACCCTGCCCATCCGCTCTACCACGTCCTGCACGACAGCCCCAACGACGACCAGGACAGCTTCCAGTGGCGCGAGATGATGATGAACCACGCCCTCATCCGCGGCCACGGATACAGCGAGAAGATCGCCGGACCCCGTGGCGCCGTCGATCAGCTGGTGCCGTTGCACCCGGACCGGATCACTCCCAAGAACGGCGAGCCGTTGCCCGGCGGTGGTCGGCGCTTCTGGTTCGCAAAGCCCGACGGCACCAAGCGCGCGATCCTGGGCGAGGACATGTTCCATATCCGCGGGCCCTACGGCGGCCTGTCGATCATCGACGTCGCCAAAGAGTCCATCGGGATGAATCTCGCCCTGATGCGCTACGGGGCCTCGACCTTCGCCCATGGCGCCCGGCCCTCGGCTGTCGTCGAGAGCCCCAAGGTCATCGCGGGCCCGGGCCGTGAACGGCTGCGCCAGGAGCTCGAGAAGGTCCACGCCGGACCCGAGAACGCCGGCGGCATCGCCCTTCTCGATGAGGGCATGAAGTGGCAGCAGATCGGCATGACGGTGGCCGATGCCGAGTTCGTGGCCACGATGCAGTGGACCGTCGACGATTGGGCCCGCTGGTTCGCCATTCCGCCGCACAAGCTGGCGCGCCTCGAGCGCTCGACGAACAACAACATCGAGGTCCAGGGCATGGATTTCGTGATCGACGGGTTCATGCCGTGGGCGGTCCGCTGGGAGCAGGCGATCGCCAAGCAGCTGATGATCGCTCCCTGGCTCTACTACGCGCGGTTCAAGATCCAGGGCCTGATGCGCGGCGACTCGGTCGCGCGGAGCACCTACTACCACAACGGCCGACTCGATGGCTGGCTGAACGCCGACGAGATCCGGACGCTCGAAGACATGAACCCGCGATCGGACGGCCGGGGCAAGGAATACTGGACGCCGCTCAATATGGGCACCGAGGACGCCGCTGGCCAGACATTGGTGCCTGCGAGCAGCCCCAGCGATCAGGACGAGGAAGACCAGAGCGGCCAGGGCAATCCTGTCGGGGAAGTGCCGCCCCAACGTCTCGCAGCCTTCGCCCGCGACGCGGCCCAACGCGTCATTCACAAGGAACTCGCGGTGATGTCGAAGCTCGCCCTCCGGACCGCTGCGGATGAGGCAGCCTTCGAGGCGGGCGTCCGCAAGTTCTACGACGAGCACGCGGCCTTCGTCGCGCGGGTCCTGCAGATCTCGGCGGGCGACGCGCGGCTCTACTGCGATGCCCAGGTCGACGATCTGCTCAGCCAGGGCGCTGCGGCTCTGGCTACCTGGCAAATCGAACGAGTCCCCTATCTGGCCGACCTGGCCGCCAATGCCGAGGAGGCAATCCCATGAGCATCCGCTACGCCCACGTCGTTGCCTTCGTGCGCGACCATGCCTGGGCCATCCTGCCTTCCACGATGGACACCCTGTGCGAGATCGTCTCGCGTCGCGTCGGGGGCGTCACGCTGAGCCGCGACGAGCTCGACGAGCAACTCGCGATGGCCGCCGCGGCGAACGGCCCGCGGACCGGCGCGCAGTCGGCCGGTTCGATCGCCGTGATCCCGCTCTACGGCATCATCTGCCAGCGCGTCTCGATGATGAGCGACATGTCCGGCGGCGCGCCCCTGGATCGCTTCGGAGCCGCGTTTTCCCAGGCCCTCAACAGCCCCGAGGTCAAGGGCATCGTGATCGACGTCGACTCGCCCGGCGGCACGGTGGACGGCGTTCCCGAGATGGCCGCTCAGATCCGAGCAGCCCGCGGCACCAAGCCGATCGTTGCCGTGGCCGACACAATGTGCGCGAGCGCCGCCTACTGGCTCGCCTGCCAGGCCGACGAGGTCATGGTCAGCCCGTCGGGTCAGGTCGGCTCGATCGGCCTCTTCACGGTGCATGAGGACTTCTCGGTGGCCGACGAGCAGGCCGGCGTCAAGACGACGCTCATCAGCGCGGGCAAGTTCAAGACCGAACGCAACGAGTTCGAGCCGCTGTCGGAAGAGGCGCTCGCCCACGTTCAGGCCGACGTCGACGACTTCTACTCGCTCTTCGTCGCCGATGTCGCCAAGGGGCGGGGCGTGTCAGTCTCAGCGGTGACCGACGGCTACGGCGAGGGCCTGGCGCTGCCAGCGAAGCGAGCTGTAGCCGCGGGGCTGGCCGATCGCATCGGCACGCTCGATCAGGCGATCGCCCGTGTCGCGTCGGGCAAGGTCCAGTCCCGAATGGCGGCCGGGGCGTCGGGCTATCGACTCGTCGCGATCGATTTCGATCCTCAGCGAGCCGCTCGGGAAGATGCGCCGGTCATTGCCGCCGCCATCGCTGGCCAGCTGGCCGAGGCTGAAGCCATGCTCGCCGCGACGCCCGCCGATGAACCGGCCGGCCCAATGCCAAAGGAGGCCCCGCCGGTGAAGGGCGAGGCAGATTGGGCTCGGCTTCGTGCAGCCATCGACGAGCGGGCTTCGCGCTGACCGATGGCAACCTATGGCCCGACCGAACTCACGCCGCGCGAGGTGCGCCAGTTAAAAGCCTACCTTCGACGGAAGAACGTCAAGGTAGCGGCCCGGGACCTCGGTGTGACTGAGGGCCGGTTGCGCAACGCACTGTGCGACATCAACCACAAGCTCGGCGTGAGCTGCGCTCTGGGCGCCGCTGAGGCCATGGGCTGGCTCGCGATCCCCGCCTGACCGTGATATTTATCACGCTTCACAAGCCGTAGCCTCCCAGCTACGGTTAGCGCCATAAGACGTAGCCAGCTCCGTTGAGCCTGGCGAACGTGGCGCTCCGAAGAGCAGCCGCGGTGTCTGCGATCCCTTCTGTCCCTGTTCGAAGGAGCAGCCCCATGTCCCTGTACGCCCAGCTGCTCGAGCGCAAGCGAGTGCTCGGAGCCGAAGAGAACGGCATCATCGCCGCGGTCGAGGCCGCTGGGGGGGTCTTCGCCCCTGAGCAGCGCGCCCGCCTCGACGCAATCCACAAGGAGTTCGACGCGTCGGCTCCCGAGTCGCTCGCGGCGGACATCGCCCGCGAAGAGGCTCGCAAGGCGCGCGACCGCCAGGCGCCGGCGCTGCCGGAGGCCGGCGCGCTCGTAATCGAGCCCGTGATCTCATCGGCGTCCGACAAGTCGCCGCTGCCGTTCCGGACGCTCGGCGAGCAGATGCAGGCCGTCGCGGCCGCCGCCATTGCCGCCAAGCACGGCGGAGCCCCGGATCCTCGCCTCGTCGCGATCATGGATCACGCCGCGGCCGAGATGAAGGCCGTCGGGCCTTCCGGTGCCGGCGAGTCCGTAGGCGCGGACGGCGGCTTCACCGTCCAGAAGGACTTCAGCAACGATCTGCTGAAGAAGACCTTCGACACCGGCGTCCTCACGAGCCGCGCCACCCATGTGCCGATTGGAGCCCAGTCCAACGGCCTGATCGCGAATGTCATCGACGAGACCAGCCGCGTCGACGGATCCCGCTACGGCGCCGTGCTGGGCTATTGGCTCCCCGAAGCCGCGGCTCTGACCGGCAGCCGGCCGAAGTTCCGGCGCATCGAGATCCAGCTGAGCAAGCTGATCGGCCTCTTCTACGCGACCGACGAGCTTCTCCAGGACAACGTCGCGCTCGGCGCCGTTGCCGAGCTGGCCTTCACCGACGAGTTCGGTTTCAAGCTCGACGACGCGATGATCGAGGGCACCGGAGCCGGCATGCCGCTGGGCATCCTCAACTCCCCTGCTCTCGTCACCGTGACCAAGGAGACCGGCCAGAGCGCGGCCACGATCGTCTCCGAGAACATCATGAAGATGTACACCAGGATGTTCCCGCGCGGCCTGACCAAGGGCGACGCTGCCTGGTTCATCAACCAGGAGTGCTGGCCCCAGATCTTCGCGCTGAGCATCGCGGTCGGCACCGGCGGCGTGCCGATGTTCGTCCCGCAGGGCCAGTTCAGTAGCAGCCCCAACGGCTCGCTGCTCGGCCGGCCGATCATCCCGATCGAGCAGGCCTCGGCCCTCGGCAGCGTGGGCGACATCATCCTCGCCGACTGGAACGACTACACCCTGATCGAGAAGGGCGGCATCCAGACCGCGTCCTCGATCCACGTGCTCTTCCTCACCGACGAGATGACCTTCCGCTGGGTGCTGCGCACCAACGGCCAGCCCAACCGCGTGAAGCCGATCACCCCGTTCAAGGGCTCGGCCACCCTCAGCTCCTTCGTCGTCCTGGCAGCTCGCTAATCATCAGCCGCCCCGCTTGATCGGGCAGAAAGGAACGATCCAATGAGCGGACTGCTGATGGAGCAGCTCCACCTCGTCAAGGGTCTGGACCCCGTCGCCAACGCCTTCGCTGGCACGGTCTCCAGCCAGGCCGTGAACATGGCCAACGCCGAACGCACGGTGTTCGTGATCTACAAGGGCGTCGGCACGACCGGCACCGCCACGATCACCGCCGAGGCCTGCAGCACCGCTGCCGGCGCCAACAACACGGCCATCCCCTTCTACTACCGCGCGATCACCGCCGGCGACACCGAAGGCACGCTCACCAAGGTGGCGGCCACCGGTTTCGTCACGACCGCCGGGAGCTCACAGCTCTATGCGATCGAAGTCCGCGCCGAAGATCTCGCAGCCCTCGGCTACAACTACGTCCGCTTGACCTCGGTCGAGTCGGTCGCCGTCTCCGTGCTCGGCGGGATCCTCATTCTCCAGGGCGAGCTGCGGTTCCGCACCGCGGCCGGGCTCACGGCCATCGTCTAGACCCAAACGGGCCCGGAGGCCCCCCGGAACCTCCGGGCCCAGCTTCGACCAGGAGCCGAACCACGGCTCTGAACGCCAACAGCGTATGGAGACCATCCGATGCCAGTAACCAACGTCAAGTCCCAGTGGGTTGGTGGCAACCTCCGTTTCGTCCTCGCGAGCGACCTGTCCAAGGTCGTTAACGGCATCGTCGCCGTTGCGGGCTCGACCACCAAGGCCGGCGGCACGCTCGTCGTCCCGATCACTGGCCGCGTCTGCTTGATGACAACCTCCGGCGCCGAAGCCCTGACCCTCGCCAACGGCGCGCCGGGCCAGGTACTCGTATTGACGCTCGTCGCGACGGGCGGCGACGGCACGCTCACACCGGCAACCTGCACCGGGTTCGCCACGCTCAAGTTCCACACCGTGAAGGACACGGTGACCCTGCTCTACATCGACGACACGATCGGCTGGGTCATCCTCGGCTGCATCGGCACCACCGTCGGCGCGTTCCCCTACACCACGTAGCTCCTTTATCGGAGCCCTCTTCTATAGGCTCGGAAAGGAGCCGCTCACATGGGACTCTACGACACGACTCAGGCCCGAGTCGGACTGAACGTGCAGCCCGACGGCTCGGCGATGCCCCTCCGTGCGACGCGCATGGGCGGTCTCGCCAACGCCGACAGCCAGGGCCGCTACTACGAGCAAGC